GAAATAGAAAAATTATGAGTTGGAATAAAATATCGGTATGGCAATACCAACAAATGCACCCTATCATTACAAACCCACCAGAACACTTAACGGAGTTTGAATTAGAGTGCAAGTTAGTAGGCATAGTCAATAACCTTACGGACAATCAAGTTCTTAACCTACCTAAAGAGAAGCTTAATAAATACAGGTCGGAGATAATATTCCTTAAAGACAACTATGAAGGTACACCCGTAAATAGAGTAAGGGCCAATGGCAAAACATATAGGTTTATACAAGATGCAAAGGACATTAACGCTTCACGCTATATTGAAAGTAAATACTTTTGTAAGGAACTTATACCTAACCTACACAAGATAGCGGCATCTATTACTATCCCACAACAAAGAAAATGGCTTAAATACATAGACCTTCCTTACGATTCGGACAAGCACCAAGAGTATGCAAATGACTTTTTGTTTGCCAATTTCAAAGAGGTTTATTATTCGGTTGTTTTTTTTTATCAAGTATTCAACGATTGGATTCCAATTACCCAGGACTTTTTGGAGAAGAGCCTACTAAAGGAGAATATGCAACAGGACAAGGCACAAAAGGTGGCAGCAATTTTATGGAGTATTTTGGGTGGCAATACTGTACCAAAATAGTATCGGAGTACGAAGCCATACCTTTGCAAGAGGCTTACGAACTTAAAATAATACATTACTTAAATAGCTTATCGTACTTAAAAGCCAAATCGGACTTTGATGCCGAAGCCATTAGGAAGATAAAATAAGACCCCAAAGACCCCCAGACATACCCTGCCATTTTTGGTGGGGTTAGTTATTTTTAGACCTTCCTTATATTTATTAGCGTGAGTATTAATAGAAATCAGTTACAAGCTTTAAGAGATGGCTTCTTTAACAAGATTAAAGGGGGCGACTATAACGTTGTTAAGAAAGACGAACTGCCACTACTTGAAAAGGTACTTTACGAATATGGCATAGCCTTTAACGATGCTATCCAAGAGAACCTCGAAAAGTCAGGCTCAATAAGTTCTGGTTTGTTAGCCGAGCCTTCGCAACCAGTTATTACAAAGTTTGGTAATCAATACACTTTGAATTTAGGCTATCCTTTAGGAAGCAAACAAATGGAGTACTTTGATTTTATTAACCAAGGGGTTAAGGGTTACGATAGTGGAAGTCCAAGCAATACTCCTTACTCTTTTAAAAGTCCTTATCCTAATAGGAAAATGGCAGCTAACATATTTACTTGGCTTAACAAGGCAAGGAAAAGCGTTAGGACTGATAGCGTAGCTACTAACAAAAAAGGGGGAATAGACAAGACGGAAACCAAAAGACAATCATTAAAAAAGGTAGTAAGCGAGGCTACTAATAAGAAAAGATTAGCCTATGCAATATCTTCATCTATTAAAAAGAAGGGTATTGAGCAAACTAAATACTTTGATAATGCTATTGCACAGGTATTCAATAATAAGTTTACGCAAGATGTAGCCTATGCTTTATTAGGCGACTTCGCAGTTAAGGCATCTGCTAAAATATCAAAAGAAATAAAAGATAACAAATAATGGCAATTACAATAACAAGTAGCCCTGCACCATATTCGTCAATGCACGACAATCTTTGGTTTGTGTCAAGTTCTACCAATAGTGGAACTACAAACTTTAAATTTGTTTATGATGTATATATCAACGGAAGTCAGGTAATACGTTCTAAAGTATTTCCTTCGCCAAGTGCGGAAGGAAGTTACGGGGTGTTTAACGCATCTCCAATGGTTAGAAGTTTTGTAACTAACTACTTCGAGCCTTCGGGTAACTCAATACTTGTAGCTTCAAACGACAAGATAAAAGTAGATTATCAAATAAGAGTAGGCGAAGAGGTTAGCGGTGTTACAACTACAAACTTAGCATCGGGCAGCTACTCAGCTTATAACTTTGTGCCACCATTATTTGCCGATGTATTCTTAACTAAGAACCAGACACCTTTGGTGCTATCGGACTATTATGATAATTTACTATTAGAAAACTTTACCGACGACTTCTTAACCGAGCGTGATACAGATGATATAACGCTTGAATACGGAGACAACTTTTACATTACGTTCCTACGCATAGCAACGAGCGGTTATTCTGCTTGGGTTGAGGTGTTAGGGCAAGGCGATGTTGTTACCAATACTGTATCGGGTAACATAACCTTAAGCGGTCAATTCAATATGTTTAACCTACAAGCAGGACATATAAACGATTGGGCAAGTGGAACTATTATAGACGAGAATACTTATGGCTATAATTTCTATTTGAAAAGAGGCATAGCAAAAACAAGGGTTATTAAGATTAGACATAAATGCTATCCTAAATACCAACAATTCAACCTTGAGTTCCTAAATAGACTTGGCGGTTGGGACACAAAGAAGTTTGCCCTTGTAAACAAAAGGTCGAGCGAATATCAAAGAGCATCATATAGGCGAAGCGACTGGCAGCTTGTAGGTGGACAAATGACAAATATAGATGGATATAACAGATATAACGAAACGACTTTCAACTACGCTATTCAACATAAGGATAGATATAAGCTTACTTCTGATTGGGTTAGCGAACAAGATTATTCGTGGTTGGCTCAGCTTGTATCGTCTCCTATTGTTTATATGGAAGTACTTGGTGCTTATTTCCCTGTTACCATAACTGTAACAAACTACGAATACAAATTAGAAAGTGCAGATAAACTATTTAACTTTGAGATTGAAGTAGAAGTAGGTAAATATTTAACAAGCCAATTCAGATAATGATTAGCACAGAGATATACATCGAGGAACAGAAGATAGATTTATTGCAGGATATATCTACCGAGTTTACTTATGCCATTGATGATGTAAGTGAGTTCGGTAGTCGCAATACTTCATTTAGTAAGACAATTAGCATACCAGGAACGGCAAACAATAACTTAGTGTTTGGCTATATCTTCGAACTTAACAATGCTAATGTTACAGTAGATTCATTACCAAATGTAGGGTATAACTACAACGTGACCAAACAAGCTAACTGTAAAATCTTTATTGATAAAGTGCAGATATTTAAGGGTACTTTACGAATATTGGAAATAGTTATCGACAAAGAGACTATCGAATATCAATGTAGTGTATTTGGAGAACTTGGTGGGTTTATTAACCAGTTAGGAAATAAGCGTTTAGAAGATTTAGATTTTAGCGCATATAATCATACTTATAGCGTTGCTAATATTAGCAATAGTTGGGATAACGCAGGGGGTTCAGGATACTATTACCCATTGATTGATTACGGAGGTGTAAGCACAGGTCAATACGGAACGGCTAAAAAGGACTTTCAATACACAACGTTTAGACCTGCTTTGTATGTAAAGGAATACATTGATAAAATATTTGCAGGTACAGACTATACATTCGATTGCTCGTTTTTTAATAGTGCTTTATTCAATAGGCTTATCATACCTAATAATCAGACAAACATTACTGCGTTAAATAATACCAGTATGAGCGCAAGTGCTATTAATAGAGATATGCTATTAACAAGCGACCCTTACGTTCAATATACTTTAACAACCTCAGGTAGCTTTGCTATTGACGGAACAAATACTTTATTTACTTACTCAGGTACAACGCTAACTACAAACGTACAAATTACTTTAACAGGCTTTGTAAACACATTTGACCCTCCACAATCTACTTATACTGTAATACTTAGAAAAAACGGAACACAAATTGGCTCACAAGATTTTGATGCAAGTGTTACAAGAATGCTTAACTGTAATTTTACTGCTCAAGGTATTACGTTTAATAGCGGAGATACTATGCAAGTAGAAATACTTGGAACGTTAATGCAGATTGAGATATTTAATGGTAATATAGGTATTACGACAAGTACACCTACACAAGTACAAATTAACTTAGGAGAAACAATTAAGATAAGCGAAACAATCCCTAAAGGTATATTTCAAAGGGACTTCTTTTTAAGCATTGTTAAAATGTTTAACCTATATGTTTATGAGAATAAGTTTAACGACAAAGAACTTGTAATAAGCCCGTATGTTACTTTTTATCCAGAAAAGGCAGCTAACGCAGAAGATTGGACTAACAAGATAGATAGAGCAAAGCCTTTAAGTATTAAGCCAATGAGTGAGGTAAACGCTCGTTACTACAATTATAAGTTCAAACAAGATAATGACTTCTACAACGAAAACTATCGTAAGAAGTATACCGAAGGTTATGGAGATTTTATTTACGATACCGAGTTTGACTTTGTAAAAGAAACAGACACTTTAGAAGTTATATTTGCTGCATCTGTACTTTATCAAGCAACAGGACAAGACAAAGTATTCCCTGCTATTTATAAGAAGTCCAACACGAATAGTGCAGAAGATAAAATGGATAGTATTATTCGTATAATGCAAACAAAGAAAATTACAGGTGTAAATTCTTGGAACATTATGAATACAACAACTGTCTTAGGTAGTTATACAAGCTATGGTTACGCAGGACATTTGAACGACCCAATTAATTCCACAAGCGACATTAATTTTGGCGCACCTAAAGAGATACAATTTTCACCTGCTAACTTCACAGAGTTTAATGTATTCAACGATTATCATAGTCCTTACCTTGCTGAAATAACAAACAAGGATAGTAAGCTATTAACTTGTTTTGGTTTACTTGACATAGTAGATATTTTTAACTTAGATTTTAGTAAGTATGTATGGATTGACGGGGTACTATTTAGGCTTAACAAAGTAGAGAATTTTAACCCTATGGAATACAACACGACTAAACTATCATTTTTAAAAGTAATAAGAACTTCATACCCTTAAAGAAATATAATGGCAGAAACTCAAAAATTTAACCTCGAGATAAACGTTAATACTAAAGACGGGGAAAATAATATAAATAAACTTACTGACAAAACCGAAGAGGCTACCAAGTCTGCTAAACAAGGGCAAGGTGCGTTTTCAACTTTAGGTAATACCATCAAATCATTAGGTGTAGTTAGTGTTATTGCAGGTGCATTTAACTTCTTTAAAGAAACACTTAGTAAGAACCAAAAGGTTGCCGATAGTGTAGCTGCGGTATTCAATACTATTTCTACTATTATTTCTACTCTTATAGACATCTTTATTGATGTAACCGATAAGGTAGGTAAAAGTACAAATGGCTTTGCTGCACTTGGTAAGGTTTTAGGTGGAATATTTACACTTGCCGTTACTCCTTTAAAGTTAGCATTTGACGGACTTAAATTAGTTATTAATGAAATACAACTTGCTTGGGAGAAGTCGCCATTAGGAGACAAAGACCAAAAGGTTATCAAAGAACTTACTGAAAACATTAATAAAACTAAGGATAGTTTAAAAGATACAGGTAAAGATGCGGTTCAAGCAGGTAAGGATATTTACAACAACTTTGGAGAAGCTGCAAAATCAGTAGGTGCGGTTGTAACTGGTGTAGTAGAAAAGGCATCTAAGATTAACGTTGCTGCGGTATACGAACAAGCAAAGGCGACTATTGCTTTACAAAATAGTGCAAAGATTGCTGCTGCACAATTAGCAGGTCTTGTAGAAAAGTACGATAGACAAGCAGAGCAGTTAAGACAAATTAGAGATGACGAATTTAGAAGCGTAGACGAAAGGATTGCAGCTAATAATAAATTAGCAGAGGTTTTAAATGAACAAGAGAAAGCACAAAAGAAACTTGCACAAACAAGAGTAGCTGCGGCTGCTGCCGAACTTGCACAAAACAAATCAAGTGTAGAATTACAAGCCGCATTGATTGAAGCACAAAACGAAGTAGCTGCGGTAGAAGCACAGGTAGCAGGTTTAAGGTCGGAACAATTAGCTAATGCAGTAGCATTAAGTAAGGAAAAAATTGCTATTGATGCTTCACTTGCAGCAAGTGCAAACAAAATAGCACTTGACCAAAGAAAAGTTAATGCCGACTTAATCAAAGATGAAGTATTAAAACAAACTACTAAAAAGCAAATAGCCGAAGAAGAAGCCGCATTAGAATTAAAAAGATTACAAGATAATATTAACAATACTAAAGCAGGTACACAAGCCAGAGCAGATGCAGAGATTGCTTTTGCTGAAAAGAAAGCAGAAATAAATAATCAAATTGTTGCATTAGATGCTGCTATTTTACAAGCTAAATTAGATAAAGAAGCTAAGTTTAGAGCAGACACTATTGCATTAGCACAAGCGGACTATGATTTGAATAAGGCTTTAGGAGAGGCTACATTCCAAGACCAATTCGATTTATACGATAAAAGAAGAGAATTAGAAAGGAAGGAAATGGTAGCAAGAAGGGCAACGGCTGCCGAATTAGAAGCGTTTGATAAGCAAACCGCAACGGGTAGGATTGCAATAGAAAGGGCAGTTCAAGACCAAAAGTTAGCTATACTTAACACTGGAATTAATACTGCCATTGAGATAGTAGGTAAAGAATCGGCAGCAGGTAAAGCACTTAGTATTGCACAAGCCGTAATGAATACTTATACGGGTGCGACGAGAGCCTTAAAAGATGTGCCATTCCCTTTTAACTTTGTTGCTGCGGGTAGTACAATCGCACAAGGTTTATTAAGCGTAAAGAAGATTATTAGTACACCATTGCCAGGAGTTCCTGGTGGAAGTGGTGGAAGTACCCCAAGTTTAAATGCTTCTGCACCCGTTGCACCACCACAACCACAAGCACAAACAACTACATTAGATAGCCAATCTATTAACGCACTTGGCAATCAAACTGCAAGAGCCTACGTTGTAGAAAGCGATGTAACGGGTAGCCAACAACGTATCGCAGCTATTCAGCAAAGAGCAAGGTTTGGTTAAATGATAACAATTTAAAACACTTAATATTTACAAATATGGACTTACCTGTTTATTTATTAGACATTAGCGAGGATATGAATGACGATGCCGAGGTAGATTATGTGGCATTAGTTGATAGACCTGCTATTCAAAAGAATTGGAATGCCTTTAAAAATCAGCAACGCTTTGAAGTGGTTAGCGAAGATAAGCGAATTATTAGTGGTCCTCTTATGTTGGCTGATGTGCCTATTTTTAGGAGTGATGCTACTTATGGCGATTACTATGTGGTGTTCTCTAAAGATACTATTTTTAAGATTGCTCAAAAGTTTTTCAAAAGAGGCTACCAATCAAACGTAAACTTAATGCACTCGCCTGACCAACAAGTAGAAGGTGTTACTATGTTTGAAAGCTTTATTACCGATGAAAGTCGTGGTATCTTACCAATGAAGGGTTTTGAAGATGCACCTGACGGCTCTTGGTTTGGTTCTTTCAAAGTAGATAACGAAGGCGTTTGGAACGATGTTAAAGAGGGTAAATTTAAAGGCTTTAGCGTAGAGGGATTATTTACTTATAAGACAAAGCCAAGCAAAGAACAAGAACTTATGAATGCAATAAAGGAAATATTGCAACGGGTTAAATGATAAACAAAATCTTTTATTAATATTTAAACAAAAAGAATGATGAACGCAAAAGATGCAATTATGCAAATTAGGGCTTTGTTCGAAGATATGCCAATGGTAGATGCTCCTGCACCTGCTCAAGCACCAATCGAGGAAGTACCAGTTACATTTGCTGAGTATAGCCTTATGGACGGAACAAAGGTTATGGTTAGCGAACTTGCTATCGGTGGAGAAGTTACATTGGCTGACGGAACACCTGCTCCAATGGGAGAACACCAATTAGCAGACGGCACTAAAATCGTATTAGACGAAGCCGCTAAAATCTTATCTATTGAAACTCCAGAAGCAGAAGCTAAAGAAGCTGACGAAACACCTGCTGAAATGGGCAAGAAGATGGACGAGAAAATGGCTGACGAAATCGCAAACTTAGTAGCTGAAAACGAAGGTCTTAAAACACAAGTAGCACAATTAGAGGCAAAAGTTAAGAATGGCTTTAGTCAAGTAGCTGAATTAATAGAAGCACTTACTAAGACACCTAACGCTGAACCTATTGCGCAGCCAAAAAACAACTTCGGTTCTAACGTAACTACACACTCAATGAAGTACGATAGAATTGAGAAATTTAGAAACGCTTTATTAAACAAATAAAAATAAAATAAAATGGGATTTGATGTATCTGCATTAGCAAACTATACAAAAGAAAACGAAGCTCTACTTGTTACCTCTTCTGTATTAGGTTCAAAAACTGCGTCTCTTATTAAGAGCGCTGGAAATATTATGGTTGGAGTTAAGAGTTCAGAGAAGATAAATATTTTAAGCACAGACGCTATCTTCCAAGATGGTGCTTCTTGTGGCTTTAATGCTTCTGGCTCTACTACCTTTACTCAACGTACTGTAACTCCTGGTAAAATTAAAGTAAACGAAGCTTTATGTCCTAAAGACCTTGAAGCAAAGTATTTACAAAAAGCTTTACCTACAGGTTCTATGTATGACAGTATTCCTTTCGAGCAAGAATATTCTGAAAAGAAAGCTAAAACTATTGCTGCTCAATTAGAAACTGCGTTATGGCAAGGCGACACCTCAAGTGTTAACGTTAACCTTAACCGATTCGATGGTCTTGTAAAATTAATAGGCGCTGCTTCAGGTGTTGTTGCTGCTAACGCTTCAACTTATATTTCTGGCGCTCCTTTAAGCTCTATTACTGCTGCTAACGTAATCTCTATCTTTGATGGTGTTTACCAAGCAATCCCTGCACAAGTTGTAGCTGCTGACGATATGACTATCTTCTGTGGTCAAGATTTATTCAGAACTTACACTATTGCTCTTAAGAATAGCGGTAGCTTCAATTACCAAATTGATGTTAAAGCTGATAGCGAGTTTGTACTTCCTGGTACTACAATCAAAGTTGTAGCAGTTGCAGGTCTTAACGGAACTAACAAAGTTTACGCTATGCGTTTAAGCAATATGTTCTTAGGTACTGACTTATTGAACGAAGAAGAGAAGTTTGAAATTTTCTATGCTAAAGAAGCTGACCAAGTACGTTTCGTATCTGAGTTCAAAATGGGTGTAAACATTGCATTCCCTGACGAAGCAGTGAAGTTTATCCTTGCATAATTTATAGGGTAGGTTGAAATATACCTACCCATTTTTTCAAACTAATTTAATTCAATAACAATGGCTTGTGCTTTAACTCAAAATTATACCTTAGACTGTAAAGACAGTTTAGGCGGTATAACCGAAGTTTATTTTATGGCGGCAGGAGATGTTACCTCTACAACAGAGGCAAGTGGTGTTATTACCGCTTTAGTAAAAGCATCTGGTAAGAAGTTCTATAAGTACGAACTTGTAAAAGGCACTTCTCAATTAGTTGAGAATGTTAATGCAAACGTACAAAACGGAACTATCTTTTATGCTCCTGAATTAACTATCGTATTAAACAAATTACAAGCTAACACAAGAAACGAAATCTTGTTGTTGGCTCAAAACACTTTAGTAGCGGTTGCCAAAGATAACAATGGCAAGTACTGGTACTTAGGAAAACAAAGAGGCTTAGACCTTACAGGCGGTAGCGCAGGTACAGGTACGGCTGAAGGAGACAGAAGTGGTTATACTCTTACCTTTACAGGTGCAGAGCCAGCCCTTGCTCCAGAAGTAAACTCAACTGTGGCAGGTCAATTAACCACCGCAGGTTCTTAGGTTGTTTTGGTTTTGTATATAGATGCCCTCGTCTTTAATTAGGCGGGGGTTTTTTATTTTGCAAACATTCTTCATAGTTTATATTTATAGTTGTGATAAGACTTACTAAGGGTCAAACCCAAAATATAATACTTACATTGACTGAGAAGCAGCTTTTAACAAGTCCTAACTATCTATTTATTTTCGAGAATAGAAGCACAAATACGGACATTAAATTTGTTAAGTTAAACAATACGGATATAAGTGCTTACAAGGATAGGTATAACGAGTTTAGTATTGTAGTTAATAGCTACTTTAATACGTCTTTAAACGGGCAATATACCTACACAATCTACGAGCAAACAAGTACTACCAACACAGACCCGACAGGCTTAAACTTGCTTGAAACAGGCATTATGGAACTTGAGGGAACAACTATATCATTCACAGAATACGAAACAACAAGCACATTCACAATTAGACAATAATGGAAATACAAGTATTGACATTTGCGGAAGCAAAGCAACCAGAATATAAAGAGAAAAAAGGCGAAGGGTATATGCAGTATGGTCAAAACAATGACTATCCGCAATACCTATTAGACCTATTTAACAAATCTGCAAAGCACAATGCTATCATTAGAGGCAAGGTAAACTACATTGTCGGTAATGGTTGGGCAGGGGAGCAAGATATGATTAAAAAGGTTAATAGAGATGAGACCCTTAACGACCTAACTAAAAAGGTTGCTTTAGATTTAGAACTATTTGGCGGTGCTTACATTCAAGTTATTTGGAGTGTAATGGGCGGTCAAGTAGCGGAGTTGTGGCATTGTGATTATACAAAGATTAGAACCAATAAAGACAATACTCAGTTTTGGTACAAAGAAGATTGGAAAGCTACACGCAACCAAGAAAAAGCCGAGATTTACAATGCATTTAACCCTGCTAACCCACAAGGTGTGCAGATACTTTATGTAAAGGAGTATCGCCCAGGAATGAATGTTTATAGCCTTCCTGGTTATTTTGGTGCGCTTAACTACATCGAAAGTGATGTTGAAGTTAGTAAGCACGTTTTAGGTAATGCTCAAACAGGGTTTTCTGCAAGTAAACTTATTACTTTACCAAACGGAGAGCCAAGCCCTGAAGAGAAGCGACTTGTTAGTAGACAATTCGACAATATGTATACGGGTGCAGACGGCAAGAAGTATTTACTTGCGTTTGTAAACGATTTAACCCGTAAGCCTATTGTAGATGATTTAGGTGCAAGTGATTTAACTAAAGAAGATTTTAGCCGTGTAGACGAGTTAATACAAACTAACATATTTAGCGGACACCAAATTACAAGCCCTGACTTGTTTGGTATTGCCGTGCCTGGTCAATTAGGCAACCGCCAACAGATGCGAGATAGCTACGAGATATTTAACAACACTTATGTTAGATATAAGCAAATGCAAATCGAAGGCGTATTTAATATGTTAGGTCAATATGCAGGAGTTACCGAAGAGTTAAAGCTTCAACCAGTAGACCCAATCGGTATTGACTTTAGCGAAAGCGTAATTAAAGAAGTAGCACCAAAAGAATGGATATTAGAGAAGCTTGGTATTGACCCTACTAAATATGGATTGCCTATTGAAAGTGAGCAACCAATGGCAGCAAGTCCTTTAAGCGTAAACGAGCATATTAAAGGTTTGAAAGGTAGAGAGTGGCAGAATATGCAGCGTATTATTAGAGATTTTAACAAGGGCAAGATAACAAGAGAACAAGCAAGTTCTATGTTAAAGGGTGGATATGCTTTAAGCGATGAAGAAGTTGCTACTTGGTTAGGTTCTGAAGAGTTAGAGTTTAGCGAAGATGACTACAAGATATTCTATGAGTTTGGAGAAGATAGAGAGCAATTTCAAATATTTAAAAGTAAGACAAGGTTTAGTGATGATGACGATTACCAAACATTTGCCGATGTAAACCAATTAGAAGCAAACGTATTAGACCAAATCAGCAAACAAAAGAATATTACAACCGATGTTTTAGCCGATGTTTTAAAGGTTACTATACCTGAAATTGTTGCTATCCTAAAAAGTTTAGAAGAAAGAAACATCATTAAAACTATTTCTAAAACAATAGGCAAGGGCGATAATTCAAATGTAATTATAGAGAGAGAATTAGTAAAGCCATTAGGTGTAACAGTTGGTGCAGTAAAACCTACAACAACAGAAATATTAATTCGTTATTCTTACGAGTGGAAGTCAGGGTTTAGCAATGCTAATAAAGGCACAAGCAGACCATTCTGCGTACACTTATTAGAAGCTAAGAAGATGTATAGCCGTAGCGAGATTGAATCAATGAGTGCAAGGCTTGGTTATAGTGTTTGGAATAGAGGTGGCGGTTGGTATACAGTAAAAGGGACTAACATTCACGAGCCAAGTTGTAGGCACGAGTGGAAAACAAACGTAGTAACGAGAAAAAAATAAGAAATGAGCTTAAACACATTATTCATA